TTACGTATTCGGCCAACGCTTCATAAGAACTCGAAATATACTTTTCAAATTCCACTTCACAGACCTTATCAAGGAACGAAACAACGCCTTCAGTAGTTTTCTCTCTCCCCTCGAATACCCTTTCAACCAAAGGGCCCAAGTTAAGATAAACAGAATCAGTATCCACAGCAATAACATAATCTTCCTCCTCAGTTTTTAAAATTTTATTAAGACGTTCATTCAACATATTCTCTACCCAACGAATAGAGACTTGTCCAGATAAAGTAATAGCTTCCGCATTTTCAAGTTTATAATAACGGAAATACTCATTACCAATAGCACCATAAGCAGAGTTCAATTGAATCTTACGTGCCATCTGAATATTATTAAAAGTTGCAATATCCTTTAGAAGTTTTGGATTCTTTGTATCCTCATATTGTTGCTTTGCAGCAAGCATCTTCTTCTTATAAATGGTTCTCTCATTATAGATTGTCTCCATAAGTTCTGGTAAGAACCCACGAACATCTTTTCTAAACTGAGCACCATTAGGACATACAGCAAACTCACCATCAATAACAGTCTTCTTACTTAAGATCCCTTCAACGCTCGCACTGGGATGTCTAGTCTCCCAGAGGGTTTCGGGACTGATATTATATTGCATAATAAGATGAGGATACAGGCTATTGAGGTCAAAAGAGACAACCCAATCATAGCGTCCTGGCTTCGGTTCCTTGACATAAGCTCCTGCGTATTTTTCGCTTTTAGAAGTTCTTCTTTTTGGAGGAATCACAATATTCCTCTTATTTAAATAGTTATATATTATAGTATCCCACATCCGAACTTGGAAGTGAATGTCAATAAAATTTACCTTTGCATCAAATGCCATAGTAATGGCAAGTTCAATAAGTTTTAACTTATCCTCAAAAGCATCAACTAACTGTACGTCTCTAATATTATATTCTACAAACTTAGTCCACCCATTAGTATAAAAATCCTTAAAGGTATCATACTCAGAGTGATCTAATTTCTGTTGTCCCAATTCATAATTAGCAATATAATCCAAACGATATGACTCTTGGTTTGTATAAGTAAATCTCTTATATAAATCAAGATAATCAAGTTGAGTTACACCACCAATATCATAATTAATATGTCTACGTCCATGAATATAAACTTCCTGTTGACTGACCAATCCCCAAGGAGATAGATCCTTCATATACTTCTCACCAAGAACCCTATTAATTCTACCAGCAAGATATGGAATATCATACATTTGAGAGTTCCAACCAGTAATAACTTCTGGAAGATTCTCTCTCCAATAAGCTAAGAATTCTCTGAAGAGATGTGCTTCATCTTTACAAAGAACATACTTAACATCTGGATTTGTATTATTAAATGGTCTTGAACCAAAAGTTATAATCTTCTTAGTTGCATAATCCTGTAATGTAATGAGAAGCATTTCCTCAGCAACATTCTCAACATCAGGGAATCCATTCTCAGATGCCACCTCAATGTCAATGGTTACAAGTTTAATCTTCTTTATATCAAATTCTATATGGTCGCCAGGATATCTATCAGCAATATATTGATAAACATATCTATCGTTACCATAGATCTTAAACCCTTCAATATCTTGATACTTCTTATAAAACTCTCTACAATCACGAACAAATCCAGGCTGAATAGGTTCAACATATTCACCTTCTAAAGTCTTATATTTTGATTTCTTCTTAGAAGGCAAAAAAAGAGTGGGTTTCCACTCTTCTCTCTTAGTAATATGTTTTCCATTTTCATAACCACGAACTAGAAACTGATTACCAATAAGTTGTACGTTTGTGTAAAAATTCACTTAATAAGTTCCGAATACATATCAAAGATTTTCTCGTTAGGATCAACGAGAGTAATAATTTTATCAGACTGAATCATCAGTTCTGTCTGTCTAGTATAATCTCCCATCCACGGTTCTAGTTCTTCTCCCACAATTCTGTAAGGTTTTGTTAACCTACAGTTAGGATCTCCAAACTCAGCAGGGACTTCTGTTATTTGAGATATAACATAATCATTATTCTGCAGCAACAGAACCTTTATCATCACTGGTGTCTGGTCTTCCATCGATTTTCTCCTTATACATTTTTAATACATGATCTAGTGGATCAACAATAGTTACCACCCAATCTGCTGAGCATGGAATATCTCTAGTTTGTGAAAGAGGAATCCACGGATAGAAAGTTACTCTGACTTTAGATTGAAATTCTTTAGTAATTCCAACCTCAGTTTCATAACCATTTTCTTCACTCAATACTATTGGTTTAGGATCAACAGAAACTAATTTAAGAAGTAGAGGATTATAAAAATAATAACCAATAACTTCATTAGAATCTTCTGATTGTATCTCCTTTACATCTGCAATTAAATCTTCACCAGATTTAAGAACAACAAGCTTAATAGCCATAATCTCTATTTACCTTTTTCTATAATACCAAAAAAGGGGTGGTTTGTCCACCCCTTGCCGTTTTTGAAATGCATTTCAGTAAGAGGGCGGGCCCCTTACTACTTCCATATTTATAAGAAGTCTTTACGAGCGTGATGCTCAGGAACTACTTTTGAAAGTTGAACTGTTAAAAGACCATCTTCAAAAGTAACATCCTTAACAACAACATCATCTGTTATTTCCCATGCTCTTTCAAAAGATCTTTGTGCAAGACCTCTATGTTGATAATCTATACCTGCTTCTTCCTCTTCTTTCTTACCAGTCACATAGAGTTTTCCATACTCTGTGTAAACATGTACTTCTTTCTTTTTGAATCCTGCTAGAGCAATCTCTAGTCTTGATTCATGATTACTTACGTTTACTAAATTGTAAGGTGGATAATTTGTCGTCTGTTGTAGATTGAAAAAACGATCAAAATAATCGTCGTTCATACCGATACTATTTCTCGTAATCCTGTCTAATAGATCAGGCAAATCGGCAGTTCGATACCTTTGTAAGTTAGCCATAATAGCTCCTCCTTTGAGCGAGTTTGTGTTTTGTGAACCCTTTCGGCGTTCATCTATATTTATACCATAGAACACAAAAAAAGGGGATGTGGGATCCCCTACTTTGTTATTCGGTTTCTTCTGTCTTCTTACGTTTTCCTATGTTGTACTTAGTTTCTAACTCCCATTCATTCTTCTCTTTATAAGCAAGAACTTTTATTTGATTTAAAGGAGCTATATCTAATACTCTTTCAGTATCTACTATAGAAACTAATCCCCAATCAAGAAGTAATTGAATAATACGATTTCTTCTTTGAACATCGTTGACAGTTATATTTGCTCTTTTACCATCTAAAGCAAATAACTCTTTAAAATGAACTATAAAATATCTTCCTTGCTTATGCAGAATGTGGCAAGATTGATAGAGTTTCTTTTCTTTCCTTGACGCAACTCCTATACGAGTTAAAGTCTCACGAACTTTAAGAAAATCATCTGGTTCATTTAATGTAATCTCAATCATCTGGTCAGGAGACCAACTGATTTCAGGCTCGACAATAGAATTCATTTTTTTCCTCCAGTCTCAAGTCGATCTCTCATAAACGAGAGTTGTTCTTTAGTCAAAATATTTAAAACCTGTTTGGCCTTTTCATTACTATAACCATAGTATTGCTTAATAAGATCAAGATTTTTAATCTGGTCTTTTCGGAGCCAAGGAGAGAATCTCTTCTTTTTCCTAAGACTATTTAGAAAAAAGTCATATTGTAACTTTTTCTGGAGATTTGGATATTTGTTTAATTCATTGGCAAACATAATAGAATCTATGTGGCCTGAAAAACATCTGTTAATAATATAGGGTGGATACTCTTTCTCTAACGAAGGATCTTCATCTATTAAATTTTTCTTCGTATTGTTGATAGAGTTTAACCATTCTTTCAATTCCATTTTTTATCCTTGCCAAATCATATCAGGCATTGCCTGTGGTTGTTGTCTTCCTAATGTAAACATAAGAATAAAATATCCTATAAACCATATTACATTAAATAACCATGCTTGTCTCCAAAGGTACTTTCTAATACCCATAGCAACAAATACATTCTTTACATCTTTAGGATTATCTTCATCCCCTCTCGATCTAAGAATCTGTTCTATTACTACTGCAACTAATGTACCTATCACCAATGGATAGAATACAAAATTTGCGAACGACATGATTGCTATTAGAAAAGTCATTTTAGTTTAAATCCTTTTTGGTTTTTCCAATCATTATACATTTGTCCATAAATCATACCCTCATTAGATTTTATATCTCTACCTTCAAGAATTTCTATCTGTTGTTTGGATAGTTTATTTTTATTTTCTCTGAGATATTCCAACTCCCATTTGTCAAGTCGGGGTAATAATACTTCCATTCTTTCACTTAAAGACATTGCTTCCCATTCCTCATGATGATGTACTTTAACATTATAACGAATATCTGGCTGTTCGCCATGTAGATTGTCTCCACTCATGTTAACTCCTTAATTTTATCCCTCCAATATTCCCTGTCCTCTTCAGAGATCCAAGGAGAATGTACCATAACATGTGCATGTTGTAACCATTTCTTATCGTCCCAACCCTTTCTAGGTTTATCAATATAATCCTTAAGAGTCATAAAGCAGGACGTTTTTGTTTTCCATCTTTTAATGAAATAATAATTCTATTATTTTCATAATCAGCAGAGAAATCAAGATCTACATCATGAGGCCACATTAGTTCTTCATACAATGCATTAAGTCTCTCCATATCTTCATAGAGATCATTAACTTGGTGTTCTTCCATTAATTGTTACGCTCCCTTAACCATTGATTAAAGATATAAAACCATACCACACCTAAAATGATGATGGCAAATACCCTAATAGAATCAGGCGAAGTATTTATCATCTGCGTGGTATATATTTGGTTGCTTTTTGTGCGGTGTCCTGCACCATTGGCATTATATCACTTTCTACCTTCTCTATAACATCATCAATTACATTTACATCTAAATCCATAAATGGTGGGATGATACCTAGTATTCTAAGAAGTCCATCAACAAACAATGCAAGACAAATAAAACCAAGAATCATACTAATGATCGTGGCATCTCTGTTATGTTTTCTCATTGAAGCTTCATCAATAGCTCTTGCTTCTGCCACGGCATCAGCAATCATCTTATCGACTTCCTCCTTAGTATAACATATTTTTTTGATGGTTTCTTCAGTCATTACCTTATGATGTCAATGTGCATGTCCTTATTCCAAACTTCAAGTTCAGTTCTTAATGCTTTATTAAGATTTAAACTTTCATAACGTTTGGAAGCCTTTTTCTTCCACCATTGTATAAGATTATCTATATAAAACTTATCGTAGTTTTGTGGATTTTTAACTAAAGTGTCAGTATCTCCTCTTATTACTTCCCTAGAATTAGCGAATCCATAATCACTAAAATATGTTCTTTTTTTCTCAGTAAGGTTCTTAGCATTTTGAATCGCATTATTAAATTCATCTACCTTAACTAAAGGTAAACTCTTTTTAATAATAGATATCATCTTCTGTTGGGTCTTCAACTTACGACTAGATGCATCTTCCTTAACTAACATCTTATCATTATTTCTACCAATAAACCACTTATTAAGATCCTTAAAAATGTTATCATGTAACAAAGGGGTAAAATCACTTTGAGTTAATCCTTTATATCTCATATAAGGTTTAAGTCCATCATACTGAGATGAAGACTTTGAAGAACCATACAAAGAAGTCGTTTCAAATAAACATATATCAGAATCATACTTTTCATTTATTTGTTTTCTTGCTTCATGAGAACAACAAAGAAGAGCAAGGAGTTTTCCACCCAAATAATTAAATCCAAATGGTTGAGTAGGAACAATAATAAACCCCATAATAGAATGTCTATTAAACCTTTTCAATTCTGGTACTTTTCCCAACCAATCATTACGTGGTTTAGAATTTATGGTAGGAGAACCAAACCGTATAAATCCTACAATCTTTTTAGTATTAGTCTCCATGACTATCCATTTCAAAGACTTGCCAGGAATAGAACTTTCTATTGAATGAGAAGTTGTTATTTGAAGTCTCTCATTAAAATATTCATTAGTAAAATTATCACCATCACCAGCAGGATAAACTTTAAAATCCATATCTTGTGGGTGCATATCAAACGCAGAAAACATATCCTCCTCAGGCCCACAGCCAGGAAGATACGTTGGCATTTTAGACATTCTGTCTAATTTGACATTGCGAAGATATTCATCAATACGACCCATATTTGAGAAATAATCAATGAACTTATCCGCAGCATAAGTAGCATCAATCTCGGATAGAATCATCTTATAATAGGCATTTCATTGCGATAACCTGATCCTCTATTAATTTCTACATCAACAGCATCCAAAATTCTCATTAATGATCTTGCATACATTCTATATCCAGAACCAACATATAACTGTCCAGCAACTACAGAAAATGTGGCAAGACCCCAAAATAGATAATAAAATCTAGATTTGACTTGAGCTCTTATTTTTTCTCTTTTACGATTTGACATCACTTAATAAATCCTCCAATGTGAACAAACTGACAAGTTCTAAACCTTCAGCTATAATAGACGCTTCACCACCTTCTTGGCGATTAACAATGGACACTACTCTATTTGTCACATATCCAGCATCACGCAACTTCTCAGCTGCAAATAAAGCAGAACTACCTGTAGTTATAACATCCTCCAAAACAGTCACTACAGACCCTTCTGGAGGTCTTGGGCCCTCTATCCATGCACCAGTACCATGTCCCTTTGGTTTCTTTCTAATTATCAATCCATTCATTTCGGACATCATTGCAACACCACTAACTAAAGGGTCTGCTCCTAGAGTAAGTCCACCTACAGCTTTGGCATCTATATCAAGATAATCCATAAACAAATAACATGCTAATTTCAAACCATATCCATTTAAGGTAACTGGTTTACAATTTACATAATGTTCACTAGTAGCACCAGATGAAAGAGTAAACTCCCCTTTACGATAAGCATCTGTTTTTAATAATTGAAGAAGTCGTTCTTTCATCCTAATAACCTCATTGTATCATGATAATCTTTAACACAGTATGCAAGACCACCTCTTTTCTTTACTGCTTCTGCTAGGGAGTAATCATTACCACCTTCATCCATCTTATCACCAAAAAAGTATAATTGATCATCTCTACTAAAATCTCTTAATATTTGACTCTTATCACTTCCTTTTGGGCCTATATCAATACCAGTTTGTCCACCAAGAGTTACTGATAACTCAGGAAATTCATTTCTCAAT